CTATCTAGTTTATGCCTTTTTACTACTTTAGCCTTGTGTTCTTCGGTGTGGTTTTGATCACAGTTTGGATATGACTGAAACAGATTATGTTCATAGGTTATAATCTTAAATTTATACTTTTCAAAATCCAGCTCTTCAAAAACCTTTTCTTGTGCATCATCAACATCAAAAGATAAATAATCAATTTCTGTAGGACAGTTTGCCTCTTCTAAGATTTCATTTATATTTCTCTGCATTAAATCTTCACATAAGATTTTAGCGTTCCTTTTAGTGCGAATAAAGTCACACCATCTTTTATCATAATCTATAGCTATCCCTGTCCAGCCCGAATACCACTCTAAAAAATAGGTATTACTAAAAAAACCGGGATCATTTTCTCTGGGTGGTAACTGTCCAGTTCCCGCCCCGACATCGAGGAAACAACCTGTAGTTTTTCCTCCTGTTATTGACCAAACAAAAAAATCTTGATAGAACTGTGACTTAGACTCTAGCCGCATTAATTTTACCTCTTAATTTTTCGTAATCATTCCAAAGTCTTCTCATATTAATAAGCTCTTCTACGGCATTCAGCATATTAAATTTTTGATATTTTTCAACTTTTGGTAAATGAGATTCGTTATAATAATAATCATCTTCTGCATTGTAGACGCGATATCCAAAAGTAATATCTTTAATTACTTTACCCCAAAAATATCCACCAATCCATTCAGGCTTGTGTAAAATATTACTAAATATAAAATCCACCTGATCAACAAGCTCTGTCATTCCTGTTGGCATTTGGGTATTTGGCTCTTTGATATTTATTGGAGATAACCAAGTCTCATTAATGTCTTTCATAGGTATCGTTTTAAAATGATCGATCCATACCTGTGCAGTTTTATCCCAATTATAATACTCTCTTGCTAGTTTTTCAGACCTCTGTCCTATTTCTTTTAATCCGACAGCTCTAGCAATGTTTGTTTGATTTATAGTATTAGAAGGCGTGTAAGATTTTATAATTTCTACTAACTGATTATTATCTGGCATTGCTCTATAGCAACCAGTTTCACACTCCATACTTAGTGCTATAGGCTCTATAGAAATAGCTCCAATGTTTTTAATTACTGATTCCATTGCGGAATAGTTAACTGACACGACCGGAAGACCACAGTAAGCAGCTTCCAGTTGTGGCATCCCAAACCCTTCGCTATTGGCATACTGTACATACATATCGAACAGGTTGTAAACTTTGTTAAGTTCCTCGTCGTTAATAGAGTTGTCAACACCTGCTAATCTTTTAGAAAGCGTTTTACATTTTTCGCAATAACATACAACATCTTTGTAAAAATCTACACTAACAGATTTACAGTCAGAACATCTATAAGTAAATAAAACTCTATTATTTAATCCAAACTTATCCAATAACTCTGGAGTTTCCCAGCCAATATCTGGATAATACTTGTGGCAATAAAGAAATACATTTGATCGTTTTGTAGAGTCTAAGAATTTTCTAAACGCTTTGAATAAATCTGGATACAATTTTCTACGTTGGTTACGCATTACGGTTCCGATGATAACCGAATCTGGATCTAGTCCCATCGCGTCTTTATGTGCGGCTTTGTCCTTGACGGGCTTGAAAGCTGCACCCGCCGCCGGAGAAGCTATGTCTATAAAGTTTATTTGGTCACTCTGGTTTAATAATGTTTGTTTGCCAAATTCAGAATATGCAAAAACTGAATCCGCATCCGAAAATGTATTCATCCATTGACCATTTTGAGGCATAGCGTCTACAGTCGGCATAATTGCCCAATGGAAAAAATCCCTAAACGGGGACCGTTGTTCAAACTCAAACATCCACCAATCGCGAATATCCATCACGATATCTGGCATAAAATCAATTAATACATGGTTAAACGTTTGCTCGCCAAAAACTCTTGAAGGATGAGAAACATAGGTAGAAAATTCCGGATCGCTTTCTAAAGGTCTATTGGCATAGACTTTCCAAGGTCGTTTATTAATTTCTGGATCGTCTCTGTCTATGTAACATGCAAGTTCTGCGATCTCAAATTCTTCTACTTTATGTAAACGAGTAAGAATTTCATTACCGTAAGTGCCATATCCCGTCCCCTTCCACGAAGCTTCATTAACCCATAGTATTCTTTTCTTCCTCATTATCTCTCACTTCAAAATTTTAAAACTGGTAACTCTGAAATATGTAACATAATCTTCTTCTTGTTCTTGATGATTACGAGCAACAGCCTCCACCGCAATTAGTCCCTGTTTTTCCGAATATTTTTCGATAGCTAGTGCGGCACTATCCCACGCTTCAAACATCAAGTAAGTAAGATCTCTAGTCTTTCCTTCTGTCCCTTTCCCCTTTCTAAATTCTTCAATTTCTAATTCAAATATACAATATGGAACTCCGTTGTCTAGTTCCACTTCTACATTATGCGTAAGTTTGCCTAAAAAATGACATTTATTCACATACTACCTTTCAAATTTGAGACACTTGATTTACGATAAAAGAGTCTTTGTCTTTAGAATTTACTTCGCCCATCAATAAAACGGTATTACTTTCTAAAAGTAAATCTTTATATTTCTCATACGCTTCTGGAAACGTAACTACATCTTCCAAAGAACCGCTGCTATCTTCAACTGTAAGGAATGCCATCTCTTGACCGGGAGTTTTACCCTTTTTTGTCTTGACAACTTTGATACGTACAATTTCAACAGCAAGATTTGCTTTCTTTGTTATCACACGATTAGCTACGTCTTGACACATATTTGTTACCATATTCAAATCTAATCCGTCAACTTTACTACAAGTAAGACTACATGACATGTACTTTTCTTCATCTATAGCGAGCATTCCGATTTTATCATTCAAATCGTAAAACGGATTATCTAAAGATACTTTTATATCGTCTACAGTCGGCTTTCTTCTAGAGTTAACCTTAATAGACCGAAGCATATTGTCGATAGCTTCTGATAAAGAACCAGAATAGACAGATGGGTCTGAACTTTTATAGTTGTCTACAATAGCCTGTTGCTCTCTCGTTGAAAGTTGCTTCCAGCTATCAAACTCATACAACATTTTCTGTCGGCTTTCAAGATTATTTTTACCATTAAAAGCACCAACGGAAATAAGTGCAATAGTAGCACGCTTGTTGAGCCTTAAACCATGAATTAGATAAATAAGACAATCCATCCAAGTATAATTTTGAACATCTGTCTCTTTAATATACTCAATTATCTTTTCTGATTCTTTCCCGACATGTTTTACGTGCCTCAATCCATACACAATTGTGTCTTGTAGGGGATGTCTAAAGAAATCGTTGAACAAGTGTTGTAATCTTGGAGGCAATACTTCAATATTAGAAGCTTTTGCGTCCATAATCAACTCCTTTTTTTCAATGTCTGGTTTGGGCTTTTTCTCTGCTCTGTTAAGATATTTCTCATAGAATTTTTTACGTCGATAAAATTTACAATAAGCAGACCAATAAGCATTGAAAGCATAAGACACCGCATGAGAGTTGGATGTCGCAATACCGTCGCCATAAAACACATGAGATTCGTTGCTAACCTCGATGTCCATTGTTTTTGTATGCCCAACTATTCGAACGTCAGTAACTTTTTTAGCTTGCATTTAATTTTCTCCGTATTGTTAACAATATCATCTTCCCAAATTCTTATTAAGGCATGATGATTAGCCTGACAGAATTCATTCTTTTTTTGATCTCTGTAGTGATTTATTTTCTGTGTTTTGGTTTTTGGTTCTGGGTAAAATTTTGGATTTGAATGATAATAGTCGCCATCAACTTCTATAAGTACATGAAGATCTGTTAGATAAAAATCAAATGACCAATACTTTATAACATACTCTTCTTGAAATGCAACTCCTAACTCAGTTAATATTTCTAAAAGTATTAAATGAGGTCTTGTTCTTGTTTGTTTGAGCTTTCCTTCTTTTATTGCCTTCAACGTCGCTTGTCGCATTTTGTCTTTCGACTCTTCGGAATGTTTGCATCCAGTATGACCATGTGTTTTTCTTTTTTTTGCAGATTCAGACTGCCTGCGTTTTGTCTCGTCTGTGACGACTCTTCCTGCCATCTTGTCAGAAACGGTCATCAGACCTGTAGAGTCATTTTTTGTTTTCCCAAAATTCCAAGGCTTCTTGTTGTACATTGGATTGTTTTTTCCTCTTCGTGATACTTTAGCCTCTTTACTCCATTTTTGAACGCCTTTATTCCTTCCACATTTATAATTCCGCCAAGAGAAGTTAGCCTTACTCTTCCACGTTAAATTAACAACTTGTTCACATACACCACAAGAACATCTTGGTCTATCTGTTATCGACTCAAAGTATTCTTCTGGGGTCATTTGATGAGAGTTCTTTAAGTGCTTTACGAAAACCTCAGTATAGTATTTTCCATTGCCGCCCAAGTCTTTAGATAACTGGTTTATTTTACATCCACAAATTTTACATGTATGCCAATCTTCTTTGTTTATAGCCATTAGTATGCCTCCTGTTAATAAGTGCCATGCTAATCTATACACATTATTTCTAGATCCCGGTCAAGAATTTCATAAAGAGGTCTCTTTTTTCCATCCTTACACAAAAACTTATGGTCTAGCGTACAGGTAATTTTTTTTCCATCCTCCATTGTTACCTCTACGACCTCTTTTATACCATTGTCAATTACATCTAAAACTTCAACAAACTCATCTTCTAAGTCGTTTTTTGGGGCAAGTACCTTATCTCCGACTTCTAATTCATCCAATAACTTTTCACCATTTTCTGTTATTACGACCGTTTTAGGCGACAGGCACTTATTAAATGCGTAGCGGTTGGATTTTTCAATCCATCCAAAAATCTCTTCTGCAATATCCTTAGTAACGATTCCTTTACTTTGAGCACCCTCTAGGAAAGATTTCTTTACTTTCTCCATAAGGTCAGCTTTCTTTTTACCAATAGCCTTACGAAGTGCGTCAGCTTCCTTGAGATCAAACCCGGCGAGCTGTTGAGCAATCATCATAGATTGCTCTTGGTAAACAAGTACTCCATAAGTTTCTTTCAAGATAGATTCAAGCGAATCATGTAGGTATTCTACAGGCGAATCTGCTTTTCTTGCTTTGCGATCAGCGTAAACCTGTGTCATACTTTTACCATTCGCATCACGAGCAAGCAAAGTACCCGGACGAATAAGACTAATAAGTGCGGCTAAGTCTTTGATATTTCTGGGCTGCGTTTCCTTAGCCCAGTGTCTACCAAGATTAGACTCAAGCTGGAACACGCCTTTGGTATCGCCATCACATATTAAGTCCCATACATTGTCATCTTCAAAATCATTAATATCAAATTTGTGTTTATTTGACATACAAATCACCATTAGCAAATGCCTTTTCAAACTTAATCTTTTTAGATAGATTGCGTTGCATTTTCAGAAACTTGATTAAGATATTGGCAGTATCTTTAACATCCTGTAAAGCATCGTGAGCATTATCTTTAGACATACCAAAGTAATCACGCAAATAATCTAGACTATAACCTTTAACATCAGCGTTATTTTCAAACCAACAATAAACATGTTGCATGAGATCCATTGTAAAAATAGGATTGAAAAGTTTTTGCTTATGTTTCTTTTCGTCAATCGGGCCATAAGATTCACACAGTCGGTCAACGATAGGCATATCGTAACCGTTAATGTTATACCCTGCCGCAATTGGAGCCGTGAAAGAAGTCCCCTTCCAATTATACTTATCGCAAAACTGAGTGAACTTTTTCCAAACCGTCTTAGGCATTGGCCCCTTTGAAATTTCTTCTCTAGTCTTTCTTGTGACTTCGAGAGCCTTTTCTTCAACCGGATCGAATCCGGCAGCTATAGCTTTCTCATCGTCTACAATACAACGCATCGTACTTTCAAAGACACCTCCGGGCTGTAATTCTAACTTTCTAGCGTGAATGGCTACGGCGGCAATTTGTGTTGGCTGACACCTGTATGGGTTTTGACCTGTGGTTTCAAAGTCAAATACAATTATGTCCCTATAATTAATAATACACCTTCGCTTTCTTTTATTTACCAGTTTTTATTATTTTGCAACATCTCTAATTTACGCTTTACTCTTTGTCCCGCAGTCTCTTCGTTTGTTTTGTAGTCAGGCTCTTTAAGACAGCCCCAAGATCCAGCAACAAGCAAACATAAAAAAAACAAAATAAACCAACAGAAAACATCTTTAATACAATTCATAATCTTTAACCTCTCAATTCTAAAAATTTTTCTACAGCTTCATCAATAGTAAAAAATAACTTGTAATATCTATGCTTGTCTGACCAAACTTGGTATTTTGATCTAGGAATTCCAACGGTTGTATTCATAAAATCTTCTAAGTTGCATAACGAGACACCTTTGGATTCTACGCAACACCCATCGTAAACTACAGCGGAATAAATTTCTTCAGGATTTTCAATCATTTTCACAAATCTCCATTATTTTAGATAAGAGGTCAATACCCAACACGTCAAATTTAACATGTCCTTGGATTTCTAGTGGGTTCATTTCAAAAGCTACAACCGGATCGCCCGATTTGTCTACAGTCATCGGACAAACATCCGATAATTTATATTTAGAAATAATAACACCAGCAGGATGCTTGCCTTGCGACTTATTAGTTCCTTCAATATTAATTGCTTGCTTAAATAAATTAGCAAGTGGACCGTCTAACTTGCCATCATCATTGATGAATACCCAGTTCTTTAATTTTTCTGGATCGTTATCAAGTGCCCATCTGATGACAGACTTATCTTCCATTAATTCTAACTGATCGGAAATCTTAGCTTCGTCTGGTATACTATCTGTTATCTCATTCATTTCAGCAAATGACACAGCGTCATTAATTCTCAATACTTCTTTGATGGCAGACCGTCCTTGTAATCGTCCAAATGTGATCATTTGTGATACATTTTCTTCTCCGTACTTTTCTTTGATATATGCAATTACCTCGTCCCTATGCTCTGCCGGAACATCGATATCAACATCAGGAATAGCCACATTGCCATCTGTATTTCTACCCTCGTTGTAAAATCGTTCAAAAAGTAAATCAAACTCAATAGGGTCAACTTCTGTAATATCTAGCAGGTAGGAGACTAAGCAACCAGCAGCACTTCCTCGACCCGGACCTGCAAGCCACCCTTTACTTTTAACCCATCCAACTATATCTTGAACAATTAAAAAATAACCAGATAGCTGGGCTTTAAAAATTACTTTTAGCTCGTGTTTGATTCTATCCCTGTAAAGACTGTTGAAGTATTCACCTTCGACGCGGCCAGCAGGAATTAGCTTTTTCTTCCACCCGTCTCGACACAATTGAGTTAAGTATTCATCTTCATCAAAACCCTCTGGACATTCAAAAGTAGGAAATGAGGGCTGATCTGCAAGATCGTAATCTTCGCATTTTTCAACAATACGCCAGATATCTTTGTCTCCAACTGTTAGCATCCTTTTTGCTATTGTGACGTTTTTATCTGGCAGGTGGAATGTGTTATAATGTTTGTGACTTTTATCAAAAAACTGTTTACAGTCATGATCTAGTTTTTCTATCTTTTTTAATGTCGTTTTCATTTTTCCACAAAGCATGATTTTATGACATTCAGCGTCAGACTCATCAACATAATATATAGCTTGGGACTCATAATCAATCTGTATATAATTATGTTTAAACAGGTTAGAAAACCCATTCCTGTCTGGAGTTACACATAAAACATTACCATTCTTAGCGACATTTTTTAAAACTTCTAGGTTTCGATTCGAAACATATTTTACTAAATCGAACCATCCAGCTTTATTCTTTGCATAAAGAATATAACCATTGAACTCGCATCCAATGATTGGTTTGATACCATGCTTCTTACAGTCTTGCTGAAACCCTACCGCACCAGACAGTGTTCCAAAGTCGGCAATACCGCACGCGGTGTATCCATATTCAGCACACCTTTTTGCCAGTTTATCAGTTTTACAAAAACCATGCTGCAAGCTGAAATGAGTCTTGCAATTAATCGGATTCCACATTCTATTCCTCAAACTTATTCAAATCTTTAATAGCCACGTTATGACAATCTGCTCTGACGATAAATCCATTTGATGGATCTTTTTGTCCCTTAGTTAGCGTTCTTGCCTTCTTGTAATATTCGTCGCGTGGAAGCCAGCCCAACACCCAAGCTCGCCCCCATCTTCCATTCTTATTTTCAATCCTGACAAAAATGTAGTTGTCACAATCTTGGCTAGTGTTGTAATCGGCCACTGAACAATCATAATAGTCCTTTGGAGGACTTGTACATCTCTTGGTTTTTACATCCCAAGTAGTGTCTTCTGTCATGATGTCGTAGTCGAATGTATTACTAATTATACCATCCAAAACCTCATTTGCAACCGCCTCTCCTAAAAAACCTGCAATATTTCCGTCACCTTTCATGATGGAGTTCTTTAATTTCCCCATTTCGCGAGCTTTTCTCCATGCTTGCTGTTTCATGTTTTCTGTAATTTCTACTTCAATCATCTTCATCCTCTTTTTTAATATCTATTAATTGTGCCATTCACTTACCTTTTTACATATCTCTATAAAATATTCGTTATTAAAATCTGTCTTCATTCTTTGAATGTCCTTATGTATCCATTGAATATTATCTTTAGTATACCCTTTAGATGAATCAATCCTATCAAGGGATGCCGTTGTGTTATTACCTTTACTCGTATGTAACAACAATTTTTTTCCTGTTAATTTACACTTACCGTCTTGGATCAACCACTGTTCCCACATTTCTTCCATAGTTATAGAAAATTCAATATTTCTCGCTGCGGCACTTCCTTTTGTTCTTGACCAGTATCTTTTAGAAATTCCCTCGTAACCTTGAAACAGCGGGTGGTCTTTCCCCTGTCTCAT